GCATTGTGTAACCCCTTTGGTTTGTTGTTTGGTATCAGCGCGTGTGCATCTGATGGGTACTATATTACCAACATTATAAAGGTTTTGAAAGATTATGTTTTTATAAGAACATTGGCTGTTTATAACTTTTTGTGTGGTATTGGTTGGCTGCTGGTTGGGGTTGGTGGGATGATATGGGAACCCTATCAGGCACTCACACCGTCACCTCTGCGTTCCGTTTTGGCATCCGCTAGTTCCGTTTTGGAACCTAGTCCGTGCTAGATTGGAACTCGCTGGCAGTCCGTTCCGAATTGGAATTGAGCTAGTTAGTACTTACTAACCTAGACGGTTCCGGATTGGAACTGATGGGGGGGTGGGGGGTAGTTGCGTCGTTATTATTATTGTACCCACCCACCCACAAAAAAAGCCAAAACTGAGGGTATTGCATTTCTCAGATACTTGTATAGGATAGGGGGGGAAGGCGGGCTAAACAGGCAATAAATTTTATGAACCCTAAAAGCTACTCTGTTCTTATTGGGCCGACTGAAGCGCAAGAAGAAAATGGTCTTGCCTCTAGCGACATGCATGTGTTTCCCAATTACAAAAGCGCTATGACTTATTTAAACGAAGAAGTAAAAAGACAAGAAAAGGGCGAGCGTTTGTGGGTGCGACTAAAAAAATGCGAGCATCTTCACGATAGGAATGGCAGGTGGTACGACAATAAAGAAAGCGTTCTAGTTACTGTTTATGTATAGGAGATGGAAATGAAAGACCATACTGTTGAATACCGATCAATTGATTACTACTCTATGTGCGAGAAGTCTAAGGAAAAGATTAAAGCTATGCAGGATGCTGGCTTTTCTACGCCTTATGATGCTAAATCGTCCCCTGAAGAGACTGAGATGCCTAAGATGGGTGGTTATTCCGTCATTATGATGGGTAAGTAATCATGGATAGCCTCTGGGTTGCCAGATGGATGGATGAGGATGGCTTTTCTGATTTTGTCCTATTTAGCAACGAAAAAACCGCAAGGCAGTGTCTTAGTGAAATAGAAAAGTTGATGTACAAACCAGAGCATTTAGGCCGTTTTGCTATGTATGATGTTTGTCAGTACGAAATACACGGAACCGAATGGCGCGGATTAGAGGCGTATTGGCACTCTAACGACATAAGAAACAGAATGAATGAAGCAAATATGAAATTAATTTTGTAATTGGCTGCAAAGATTAGGTGGATGACTGCCCTGTTCAGAGCGATGTAGAGTCTGCGATAGACTTTACTTGGGAAATATTATTCTTATCGCCTTGGGAACTGGTGTATATTGGCATCCCTATGTCTGTTTTGGCATTTTATGTCTTAACCATTTACGCCATCTTTAAAGCGATACAAAAGAAGTATTCGTGAGTACTTACTAACCTTGGAGGCCGCATGGATATTGATCCTAGCGATAACCTTGAAGAAAAACCCAGACGTCGTGGCAAGCCTAAAGCGTCTGAAATAGCCGCCAAAAGTGCCAAAAGGCACAATTCTGCCGGCGGCAGGAAGAAAATAGGCCGTCCTAAGGGTGATGCGGGTATTATCAACGAATACAAAGCCCGTATGCTGGCTTCCCCTAAGTCCCGTAAGGTATTGGATTCTATCTTTAATGCCGCGATGGATGATGAACACAAGAATCAGGCTGCGGCGTGGAAGCTGGTAATGGATAGAATCCTACCTGTAGCCGCATTTGAAAAAGATATTATCCAGAACGGGGGCAAATCTGCCATTCAAATCAATATCACGGGTGTCGGTGCTGTTTCGGAACCCACTATTGAGCCTACAACCATCAATCAAACCACTATTGACGGCGATTCCGGTGAAATACTTCAAGATTGAAGAGTTTGACTGCCAAGAAACCGGCAATAACGAAATGAATCCTTTATTTTTAGAGCGTTTGGACGAATTACGGGCCAAATGCGGTTTTCCCTTTACGATTACCTCTGGCTACCGCGATCCTAAACACTCAATAGAAGCCAAAAAAGAAAGACCCGGTACTCATACCCAGGGCATTGCAGCAGATATTAAGGTCAATAATGGCGCTGAACGGTTTATTTTGCTTAATTACGCCTTTGAAATGGGTTTTTCGGGTATTGGTGTAGCAAAAACCTTTATTCATGTTGATATACGGGATACTCAGCCCGTATCGTGGGTGTACTGATGTTATATACCAAGCACATAAACCTGACGGACGCTACGGAAACAACGGTGTTTACCATTCCGACCGGCTTTCACGCTATTGTTTACTATATTTTTATTGCTAATCATGCAGGTTCCACTAAAACAGCTTCTTTGCACTTTGCTGAATCAGACGGTAGTAATCGCGTAGATATTTATGACGGCGAAAACGTATCTGGTGGTGGAAGGCTAACCCTAGATGCAGGGGGTGGCCCAATGTTTGTTCTTCATGAAGACGAAGTCGTTAAGGCCCAGACAGAAGCCTCTTCTGATATGGAATTTGTGGTGACGTTTGATTTACTTGAGATGCCCCCATCACTGGTGAATTTTGTATGACCCCTGAACAATTAAACGCATGGCGCGTTATTCCCAGATTATTAATGCTGGCGATGTTGGTTATGACCTACCGTGTGGTTGAATGGTTTATGTCTTTGCCTGACCCCAATCCTGAACAAGCTGCACTGGTTTCGGTCATGACAGGGGCCTTAACTGGTGCGTTCGGTCTATTTTTGGGCAAAAAGGAATGACTGACCTAAACGTCAGTCTTTTGTCGTGGCAGCAGGATGTTTTTGCTGATCCTACCCGTTTTAAGGTGGTTGCCGCAGGCAGACGTACCGGAAAGTCCCGCTTAGCCGCATGGCTATTGATTATCAACGCCCTTCAAGCCGATAAGGGCCATGTTTTCTATGTAGCCCCAACCCAGGGGCAGGCCCGTGACATCATGTGGCAAACCCTAATGGAACTGGGCCACCCCGTCATCGCTGGCTCACATATCAACAATCTTCAAATCAAACTGGTCAATGGCGCCACGATTAGCCTGAAAGGTGCTGATAGGCCCGAAACCATGCGTGGTGTTTCTCTGAAATACCTTGTCATGGACGAATACGCCGATATGAAGCCCGATGTCTGGGAACAGATCCTCAGACCTGCCTTGGCTGACCAAAAGGGTGAGGCGCTGTTTATCGGAACCCCGATGGGCCGTAACCACTTCTACGAACTATACAAGTATGCCGAGCTAGGTGATGACGAAACCTATAGGGCTTGGCACTTTACGAGTTACGATAATACGATGTTGGATGCTGGCGAAATTGACATCGCCAAGAAATCCATGTCTAGTTACGCCTTCAGGCAAGAGTTTATGGCTTCATTTGAGGCCAGAGGCTCTGAAATGTTCAAAGAAGAGTGGGTTAGGTTTGGCGAAAGCCCAGAGGAAGGCGATTACTATATTGCCGTTGACCTGGCTGGCTTTGAAGACGTTAACAAGAAACGAACCAAGAATACAAAACTGGACGATACTGCGATTGCAGTCGCAAAGGTGAATGAGAATGGCTGGTTTGTGGAAAACATTATCTACGGTCGCTGGGGCCTTGATGAGACGGCTACGAAGATTTTTCAAGCCGTCCGTGACTATCGACCCGTCAGTGTCGGAATCGAAAAAGGAATCGCCAAACAAGCAGTAATGTCGCCGCTTTCTGATTTGATGAAGCGGTATGGCACGTTTTTTAGGGTTGAAGAATTAACGCACGGAAACAAGAAAAAGACTGACAGGGTGATGTGGGCCTTACAAGGAAGGTTTGAAAACGGATATATCACCCTGAATCAAGGGGAATGGAATGTTAAGTTCCTTGACCAGTTGTTTCAGTTTCCAGATGTTTTGACGCATGATGACCTAATTGATGCGTTGGCGTACATAGATCAGTTGGCTGAAGTAGCCTATGACTATGAATATGAAATCGAAGACCACGAAATATTGGATGTGGTAGCGGGATATTAAAATGGCAGAAGATTATAGCCCAGACCCCTTAATGGCTGAGCAGTCCATTGAATCGTGGGTAATGAGCAAGTGCGAAGACTGGCGCGATTACTACGAATCAAACTATGAGGATAGCTTTGAAGAGTATTACAGGCTATGGCGTGGTCAGTGGGATCCCTCAGATTCTCAAAGGGCGTCAGAGCGTTCAAGGATTATTTCACCAGCTTTGCAACAGGCCGTAGAGTCTAATGTCGCAGAACTGGAAGAAGCCACATTCGGACGGGGGAAGTGGTTTGATATAGCAGACGATGTAGCAGATCCGCAAAAGCAGGACGCTTTGGTTTTAAGGAAGAAGCTGGCTGAAGACTTTGAAGCCTGCAAGATTCGTAAGGCTGTAGCGGAATGTTTGATTAACTCAGCCGTATTCGGCACGGGCATTGGCGAAATCGTCATTGAAGAAATCAAGGAAATGGCCCCTGCTACCGAGCCGATTATGGGTGGTGATCTTCAAGCGGTAGGCGTCAATATCACCGACCGTGTGGTCGTAAAGCTCAAGCCGGTATTACCACAGAACTTTCTAATAGACCCTGTAGCGACTTCAGTTGAGGATGCCTATGGTGTAGCGGTCGATGAGTTTGTCAGTCGTCATAGCGTTGAGATACTTCAGGAACAGGGTGTGTATCGTGAGGCGATGATTGAATCAGCTGCCCCAGATACTGATTTGGAACCCGACCAAGACCTGACGATCTACAACGATGACAAGGTTCGTTTAACCAAATACTACGGCCTTGTACCCAGAGAGCTTCTGGAAAAGGAAGATGTCGAGGTAGAAGAAGACTCAATGTATGTCGAGGCAATCGTCGTGATTGCTAATGGTGGCGTACTGCTCAAGGCTGAAGCCAACCCCTACATGATGAATGATCGCCCTGTTGTGGCATTCCCGTGGGATGTTGTTCCTGGACGGTTCTGGGGCCGTGGTGTTTGTGAGAAGGGCTATAACAGCCAGAAGGCGCTTGATACAGAGCTTAGAGCAAGAATTGATGCCCTGAGTCTTACTATCCACCCAATGCTCGCTGTGGACGCTACACGACTTCCTAGAGGCGCTAAGCCGGAAGTCCGTCCCGGCAAGATGATTCTAACAAATGGGGATCCTCGTGAAGTCTTACAGCCGTTCAACTTCGGACAAGTCAACCAGATTACGTTTGGTCAAGCCGCAGCCCTACAACAAATGGTTCAACAGGCTACAGGGGCGGTGGATTCTGCTGGTATTGCAGGCCAGGTTAATGGTGAGGCGACAGCCGCTGGCATCAGTATGTCTCTCGGCGCTATTATCAAGCGCCATAAGCGTACTCTTATTAATTTCCAGCAGTCCTTTCTTTTGCCTTTCGTAACCAAAGCGGCTCACCGCTATATGCAGTTTGACCCCGAAAACTACCCTGTTTCGGACTATAAGTTTGTCGCAACCAGTACCTTGGGGATTATCGCCAGGGAATATGAGGTTACTCAGCTTGTCCAGTTATTGCAGACGATGAAGCAAGATAGCCCGATCTATCCTGTATTGATGCAGAGCATCATTGAAAACATGAACCTGTCGAACCGCGAAGAGTTGATTGCGGCTATGCAACAAGCAAGTCAGCCGAACCCACAGGCTCAGCAGATGGCGATGATAGCGCAACAAGCCCAAGTAGCCCTGCAACAAAGCCAGACAGCGGCCCTAAATGGTCAGGCCGCAGAGTCTCAGGCTCGTGCGCAGAAGCTAGCGGTTGAGGCCCAATTAGCCCCGCAAGAGCTTCAGATAGACGTTGTTAATGCTGTAACCAGAAACCTGAAGGAAGGTAATGAGGATGATAAAGAGTTTGATAGACGCCTCAAGGTTGCAGACAGACTTCTCAAAGAAACCGAGCTAAGGACTAAACAGCAAAATGTTAATGACGCAAACGGAACTCAACAACCTATTCGGTCAGGTCAACGAAGCCTTCAAGAAGCAGACGGAACAATTGAACGACTTGAGGCAGCAATTAGACCAGCTTGAGGAAAGGCTTGATGGCTACGAAAAAAGATCCAAAACTGGTACGCGCGGGCGTAAGCGGGTACAACAAGCCGAAACGAACCCCGAACCATCCGACCAAGAAGTTCGTGGTAGTAGCGAAGGTGGGGGACAAGACCAAGACTATTAGGTTTGGCGATGCCAAGATGACGATCAAAAAGAGCCAACCGGCTAGGCGTAAGTCATTCCGGGCTAGACACAAGTGTGATACAAACCCACCAAGTAAGCTGACAGCACGATACTGGTCGTGCAAAAAGTGGTAACAGCATGAAAGTAAAAGCACCAGATGGCTATCATTGGATGAAGAGTGGTAGTAGCTACAAGTTAATGAAGGATCCGTCAGGCGGCTACAAGCCACATAAAGGTTCGTCAAAGTCGGCTGATTTCAAGGTTCAGAAAGTCCACAAGGGTAAATAAGGGGTTGTTATGGGTTATGGAATGGGTGCGTACAAGTCTAAGCCAGCTAAAAAGAAGAAGAAAAAAGCCAAGAAAAAGGCGAAGAAGTAATGCCCAAGGCTAAGTATTCTGCCAAGCAAAAGAAGCTGGCTAGGGTTGCCCCGCCAAGGGACAAAATTACTGGTGCTGATTTGAAGAGGCTGAGAAAACGTGGCGGCAAGAAAAAGTAAACCCAAGGCCAAAAAGAAAGGCTCAATACCCGATAATGTAAAGAACAAGGCGCTTTACTCTAGGGTTAAAGCTGCGGCCAAGCGTAAATTTGACGTATATCCCAGTGCCTATGCTAATGCATGGCTGGTGCGGGAATACAAGAAGCGTGGCGGTACTTATGGCTAAGACCAAAGGTGGCTTAACCAAATGGTTTAAGGAAGAGTGGGTCGATATTAAGACCGGTAAGCCTTGCGGTCGCAAAAAGGCCAAAGGTTCAAAGCGTCCCTATCCTGCGTGTAGGCCCAAAGCTGTAGCTGCAAAGATGACAAAAGCGGAAAAAGATGCCGCTAAAGCCAAGAAAACAGGGCCAAAGCGCGTCAAGTATGCAGTGACTGCATCTGGCAGAAGAAGGAAAAAGAAAGCCTGATGAATCGTGAGGATGAAAAGTATTACAACGATTACTTTGATTTATTTAGAAGTGATGGTTGGAAACAGCTAACCGAAGAGTTGACACAGAACGCGGCGACTATTAATAATGTCGCGGTGGTAAAAGACGCTGAAGACCTGTTTTTTAGGCAGGGTCAGCTAGAAGTATTGGTATATCTGTTGAAGTTTGAAGATTCAATAAACAACAGTTATAACGATTTGGTAGGAACAGATGATTAGGGTTTTTGACTTTAGGTGCGAAAACGGTCATTTGTTCGAGGAATTTGTAGACAGCACAACCACAACCACTAGGTGCGGTTGCGGCGCTGTAGCTACGAAGGTCGTTTCGGCGACTCCGTTCGTGTTAGATGGATCTACCGGGGATTTTCCCGGACGCCACATGAAGTGGGTACGCGAACACGAGGAAGCGGGACGAAGAGGAAGGGAAGCCCGTCGAGAGGCGGGTGAACTTTAAATATCTCCACAACCTTTGATAAGGCGGGGCTAAGTTAAGTAATGTCAAGAGCGACAATTATTGAAGAGCGTCCAGATGAGGTAGACACCGCAGCACCGGAAGAGCCGGTCGTTGAAGCTGTTGAGACTCCTGTAGAGGAACAACCTCAAGAGCCTGAAGTGCCAGAAAAGTACAAAGGTAAGTCTGTTGAAGAACTGATACAGATGCACCAGGAACTTGAAAAGTTTTCAGGCAAACAGCGGAACGAAGTCGGCGAACTACGGCAAGTGGTTGACAACTACATCCGGACAGAACTCTCGGCTAAAGAAGCACCTGAGCAACAGCAAGTAGACGATAGCGAAGATATTGATTTCTTTGTTGATCCTCAAAAAGCTGTGGATAGCCGTATTGCTAACCACCCTAAGATCAAGGAAGCGGAGGCTTACACTCAACAGTACAAACAACAGGCCACTCTTGCACAGTTGAAGTCCAAACACCCAGAGATGGAAACGATACTGCAAGACCCTAAGTTTGCCGAGTGGATTAAAGGGTCAAAGGTTAGGACAAAGTTATTTGTGGATGCCGACCAACGGTATGACTATGACGCTGCGGATGAACTGTTTACGCTTTACAAAGAGCGTAATCAGGTTGTCCAACAGACTGCTAACGCAGAACTAGCGGCCCGTAGGAATACTGTGAAGTCTGCAAACACCGGTAACGCTCGCGGTTCCACAGAGGGGACAAGGAAGAAGGTCTATCGTCGCGCTGACATTGTAAAACTTATGCGAGATGACCCAGAGCGTTATCAAAGTCTTTCGGATGAATTACTGAAAGCCTACGCCGAGGGTCGCGTTAGATAGCCCTAAAGGAGATTTCTCATGGCTACAGCAACCTATCCCGGCGCGGCGGGTAATACCGCACTCACAGAAGCGGCAACTTTTGTACCAGAAATCTGGTCAGATGAAATTATCGCTGCTTATCAAAAGAACTTGAAGATGGCACCCCTTGTCAAGCGTATCTCTATGAATGGCAAGAAGGGTGACGTTATTCATATTCCGAAGCCCACTCGTGGTGATGCCAACGCTAAGGCGGCTGATACTGCGGTAACGATCATTGCCAACACAGAGTCAGAGTTGCAGGTTACCATTAACCGTCACTTTGAATACTCGCGTCTGATCGAGGACATCGTAGAGGTACAAGCATTGTCATCTCTGCGTCAGTTCTACACTGAAGACGCTGGTTACGCTCTGGCTGTACAGGTTGATACTGACCTGCACTCTGCTGGCACTGGTTTTGGTGACGGTGGCTCTATTGTCTACTCAGGCTCTGTAGCAGCTACTGACTACCAGCACACTGGTTGTTTCTTTAACGACAACGGCACTACCACTCAGTACACTGATGACACTCTGGTAGCTGGTGACGAGTTCACGGATGCTTTCTTCCGCGACATGATCCAGAAGATGGATGACAACAATGTACCGATGGAAAACCGCAACCTGGTCATCCCGCCTGCAACGCGCAATGCGATTATGGGCATTGATCGGTATGTGTCTTCTGACTTTGTAAGCGGTCAGTCAGTAAACAGTGGTCTTATTGGTAACCTGTATGGCGTAGACGTTTACGTTTCTGCCAACTGTGCAACCATTGAGGCGGCGGCTGACAACACTGCTTCTAGCGTGGACACTCGCGCGGCCCTGCTATTCCACAACGAAGCAATCGTTATGGCTGAGCAGGTAGCTGTACGTTCGCAGACTCAGTACAAGCAAGAGTACCTCTCTACGCTGTACACCGCAGACACCCTTTACGGTGTTCAGGTGTATCGTCCTGAAGCTGGATTTGTTCTGGCAGTACCATCTGCCTAATCCAAACGGGGGCTTCGGCCCCCTTTCTTCTTTTCAGGCTGGGAACTACCAATGGCTAACTACACTAAGACTACTGACTTTGCGGCTAAAGATACTCTGCCCGGTGGCGATACCAATAAGGTTGTTCGCGGTACAGAGTTTGAAACAGAATTTGATGCTATATCAACTGCGATTGCTACGAAGTCTGATACAGCAAGCCCAACTTTTACCGGCACAGTTACCATCCCCACTGTTGATATAAACGCAGGGGCTATTGATGGAACTGTAATAGGCGCTAATTCAGCAGCCGCTGGTACGTTTACTGACCTTAACGCAACGACTGTTGACCTAGACGGCGGTACTCTTGATGGCGCTACGATCGGTGGCACAACAGCAGGTGCGGGAACATTTACTAATTTAACTGCTAGTGGCACTGTCAACTTTAGCGGTGTAACTCTTAGCGACCTTGGAACAGTTACAACAGCAGACATAAACGGTGGGACTATTGATGGCGTAACCATTGGTGGTTCGTCGGCAGGGGCTGGAACATTTAGCTCTTTAACTGCTACTACTGCTGATATTAACGGTGGCACTGCTGATAACGTAGTAATCGGTGGTTCTACTGCAGCGGCAGGCACGTTTACTACGCTTGCGGCTACATCAGCCACGGTAGGCGGTTCTGCTGTACTAACCAGCGTTGCGTTTTCTGATATTGATGCTGGTGCAGTTACGTTGTCTAGTGAAACGTTTGCAGACAGCGACACCCAGATTCCTACTAATGCCGCTGTTATTGACTACGTTGCGGATACGATTCCTCTTATTTCAGAAGTTAACGATCTTTCTGCAAATGTAACGTGGGCTAACGTACCTGATGCAAACATTACGCAGTCTTCAGTTACTCAACATCAGGCGGCACTTTCTATAGCCGCAAGCCAGCTTAGTGATGTTACTGCCACAGCCACAGAGCTTAACTATGTTGATGGTGTAACGTCTAACATCCAAACTCAAATTGACAATATCAACCCAAGCCCAACTTTAACCGCTACAGCATCAGGCGCATTAGCAAACGGTGATCTGGTCGTTGTAAACAGTGATGGCACGGTGAGTGTCGTTGCTGAGACTGATGTCAGCACATCAGCGGGTACACCCGCCGTCTTTGAAAGTGCTACTAGCTATGCCATTTCAGCTACCTACGATGCTAATGCTCAAAAGGTGGTAATAGCCTATCGGGATATTGGAAATTCTAGTTATGGTACCGCTATTATTGGGACAGTCAGTGGCACATCAATCAGTTTCGGTACAGCGGTTGTTTTTGAAAGTGCTAGTGCCCAATCCATTTCAGCTACCTATGATGCTAATGCCCAAAAAGTGGTAATAGCCTATCGGGATGATGGGAACTCTTTTTATGGTACAGCTATTGTCGGTACGGTTAGTGGCACATCTATCAGTTTTGGCACACCCGCCGTCTTTGAAAGTGCTGATACCCGATACACTTCAGCTATCTACGACGCTAATGCTCAGAAGGTAGTAATAGCTTATCAGGATGCTGGGAACTCTAGTTATGGTACGGCTATTGTCGGTACTGTAAGCGGGACGTCAATTAGCTTTGGCACGGCGGTCGTCTTTGAAAGTGCTAATAGCGCTTACATTTCAGCCACCTACGATTCCAATGCTCAAAAAGCGGTAATAGCTTATTCGGATGCTGGGAGCTCTTATTATGGTACGGCTATTGTTGGGACAGTCAGTGGCACATCCATCAGTTTTGGTAGCGCCACTGTTTTTGAAAGTGCTGTTAGCACTGAAATTTCAGCTACCTATGATGCTAATGCTCAGAAGGTAGTAATAGCTTATAAGGATGCTGGGAACTCTAATTATGGTACGGCTATTGTTGGGACAGTGAGTGGTACATCAATCAGTTTCGGTACAGCAGTCGTCTTTGAAAGTGCTAGTAGCACTCGAATGTCAGCTACTTATGATTCCACTGCCCAAAAAGTAGTAATAGCTTATACGGATGGTGGTAATTCTTCTTATGGCACTGCTATCGTTGGCACTGTTAGCGGAACATCAATCAGCTTTGGTAGTGCCACCGTTTTTGAAAGTGCTGTTAGCGAAAACTTTTCAACTATCTACGACGCTAATGCTCAGAAGGTAGTAATAGCCTATCGGGATGCTGGAAACTCTGATTATGGTACGGGTGTCGTGTTCACAACTGGGTATACGAGTATCAACCTCACCGCAGAAAACTACATTGGCATTTCAGATGCCGCCTACTCTGACGCAACAACAGCAACCATTCAGATCGTGGGGTCTGTGGATGACGCACAAAGTGGTCTGACCGCAGGGCAAAAGTATTACGTGCAAACCGATGGCTCGCTCGGCTTGACTGCCGACGACCCAGAAGTGTTTGCAGGAACAGCCGTATCATCAACCAAACTTATTGTTAAGGGATAAAACATGAAAACCATCACCGAAAACTCAACCAAGCTGTCCAAGTACCTAATTGACGATAGCAAGGCTGTGACCATGGGTTCAGACAAGATCACTGTTGGCGATCCATCGTCCCCTGACTTCTATATTGCTGATCTTAACTCTAGCAATGCTACGCTGACTGAAAATGTCACCGATGCGCCTAGCAATTGGTCAGGCAATCGTTATACCTACGACCCAGCGGCAGACCCCAAGTGGGTCGCAAACCCCGACTGGGTCGATCCTAGTGCGTGATATGTGGAAGTTATTGTCCTATATCTGGTGCTCGACACCTATATTTACACATGGGCAATAGGCAGCAGAACGAGGTTAGAGCATTACAGAATTTGTCGATACAAGGAGATAAATAGCGAATCAGATCAAACGTACACCTGGTATTTACCTTGGCCTAATTCATATTGTGATCCTTACGTTATTTACGAGGTGACAAATGATTGACCCGATTACAGCGGTAGCGGCGGCTACGAAAGCATACGCAGGGGTCAGAGCCTTTATCGAAGCGGGCAAATCTATTGAGGATACGTTTCAGGTAGTAGCTAGATGGCAAGGTCACGCATCAGATGTTTTGTATGCCAGCCAAAGACAGAAGAAAAGAACAAACCCTTTTAAAGCTGTAGTTTTTTCAGGGTCAGTAGAAGCAGAAGCGGCACAGATGTTTGCCGCAAAGAAAAGAATAGAACAGCAACGCAAGGAACTGATAACGCTACTTCAATATGCATACGGCAACGAGGGTGTAGCAGAATATCGACAATGCGTTAAAGATGTAACTGAGCAGCGGCAACGCGAAGTATATGCTCAGCAAGAAGCAAAAGATGCGATGGTTAAGTCTTTTTGGATTGTTGTTTTAGTGGGCATAGCCGGATTTCTTATTACGTTTATTTTTAAATCGGTGTCGGGAAAATGAAGATGGAAGAGACCACGAAACAAGTTATAGACGGCGTCAGCATATTTACGATGCTTGGCACTCTCGGCTCTATTCTTCCACCTGTCGCTGCCCTATTTACTATTGTTTGGACGGGCATCCGCATTTGGGAAACCGATACAGTCCAAGAGCTAACAGGCCGTAAGCGTAAGCGTGACGCTAAGGGCCGGTTTGTAAAGGATGATGACTGATGCTACAAGCATTGTTAGGCCCAATTGCAGGACTCGCCAAGACATGGATGAACAATCGCCATGAGCAGTCTCAAGCTAAGCATCAGGCAAAGATGCAGGTCATTAGCAACACTGCTACATGGGAAGAGAAAATGGCTGAGGCGTCTGGCAACTCGTGGAAAGACGAGTTTTGGACGGTTGTACTCGCAGTCCCATTATTCTGCCTTGGATATTCTGTTGTGGCTGACGATGCCGATATTGTTGATCGTGTTCGTTACAGCTTTGACGTTCTATCTACTTTGCCTGATTGGTATCAGTATCTACTGTTTCTTGCAGTATCTGCGTCATTTGGAATCCGTGGTGCTGATAAGCTGATGAAGCTGAGGGCTAAGTAATGGCAACTGCCGTTGAAATTAGCGCTTTGTACAACAAGTATCTAGGCCGCGATCCTTTGCAGTCTGGCTTGGATGCGTGGCTTGCAACAGGTCAAAGCATTGAGCAAATAGAGCAAGGCATAGCCAATTCCCCTGAAGCGGCTGTATTTCAGGTATTTAACGAAACTGTTGGTCGCGATCCGACAATGGAAGAGCGGGACTATTTCGTAAATGTAAACCCATCGTCTGCCGAAATTGTTGAAAAGGTTTTATCTAACACAAAAGAAGCACAAGAGTATCAAACCCAACAACAGCTAGATGAAACAGATTTGTTGACCGATACGACTGCTGATGACACAACGACTGAAGATATTACGGTAGAAGACACAACGGCAGAAGATGTTGTGGCTGATACTGATGACAAAGACAGCTATACGGTTATTACTAGTCGGGCCAAGGGTGGGGCTAACAATCCTTTTGGCGGCAGTGCTACCTCAAATACAACCTCGCAGCTCGTAGAAATGACAGAGCAAGAACTGCGTCAGGAATTTAAAGATTCAGGTCAACTGCAGGATCAATTTGGCTCATTTGATAACTACATGGGCTATATAAAAGAGTCTCAAGAGTGGGTTCAGTCAGCCGACTGGATGGTTATTAATCCTGAGTATAAATTTAACTCGCCAGAATCACTTTTTCTTCAGGGGGAAGATGTTGCATGGGCGCCGGGTGAGCGAGAAAAAATACAGAATAAGATAATTGCAGATAGAGTAAATGCTCGAGAGGCCGGCTATCAGCAGTGGATGAATGAAGGCGCTGACTTACTACAGAAGTGGGGCATTCAGGACACTATCTATAACAATGATGGCGATCAGTTTAAGTGGACTGGATCTGGCTATCAAAAAACCGTAAAAGTTGATGACCATGCTGGCTTTGCTGATTATGTAAAAGGCGCATTAGTTTCAGTTACTGCTGGTTTAGTTACCGGCGGCGTGTTGGGTGGCCCATTAACTGCAGCTTTTCAGGGCGCAGGAATGTCGTCAGCCGCCGCAACAGCAGCCTCCCAAGCTATTACAACTATGGCCTCCCAGGTAATTGCTACTGGTGATGTGGATGTGAAGTCTGCGTTGGTTTCTGCGGCTATAGGCTATGGCGGCGAAGAATTAGGAAATTTTGTTCAAAATAGCGCGGAAGTTGATAGCGCATTGAGCAGTATTGCATCGTCTGCAAATCAAGCTCTTACCAAGCTAGAGGGCTTTATTGAAACAGGTATACCAATTGCTGATGCTGCAATTAAAGCTGGCGGTATGTCTATGCTGACTCAGCTTGTTTCTACGGGCGATATTAGCCTTGAGCAAGCAGGGATAGCGGCACTGATAGCGGGTGGTGCTGAAGCCATTGGACAGCTTGCTGCTGCGTCAGGAAAGTCTACAGATGAAGTTCTTGAAGAAATAACAGTTGATGCAGAAAGGGTTGGAACAAAGGTTGGTGATAACGCTTACCTGCTAGAAACAGGTGACGTAATAAGTGTGGATAGTGATGGCAAGCCTTTAATTCTTGGCAAGATGTCAGATATTGACCTTGATGGCGATGGATTGTTGTCTTCGTCTGATTTGCAAAATATAGAAGTTACAGCGCAGCAAGTAACGCCAAATGTATTTGATTACAAAATGGGCGACAACGTAATTGTTACCGCAGATGGCACAACTCTTCCAAAAAACTCTGTTCTCGTGGCGACAAGAGATGGTGGCTACTATAGTTATGACGCAGATGGCAATAAGGTAGATGTTACCTTAAAGACATACAACGAGGTCTTTGGCGGAGATAGAGGCGGTTTAGTTTGGAACTCTGAAGGCGGCACTGAAGGCACAATTAACTATGAAAATGGTGAGTTAGCATACGCAAAGATAGAGGGTCAGTGGCAAGACGCTCAAGGAAATATAGTTGATGATCCTCAGCTTGCAGATGAATTGACATTGATTGCCGCAAGAGCAATTGACACCCCGCTAGAGTCTATTACTTACTACGATCAAGACGGCAATCCAATTGATTACAACTATGCGCCGTACAAGTTGCGCGATAGCTATGAAAGCGGTCAGTATTCTGGAACAATTTTTGGCAAAGATGGCAGTCGCTATCAGTGGGATGACGCTACAGGACTGTATAAATATTCGCCAACTACTGCTGACGCCGGTTACACACAAGAAGTGTGGTATGACCCAACAACTGGAACAGAATATGTAAAGGTAGAAGATAAGCTAACTATAAATAAAGTTGACCTTAACAATATAGTGGAGCCAGAAAAACAAGTCACTGTGGGCACAGCTGATGCAGGCGGCGCTTCAGCTTCTTCTCAGCAAGCTGTAACTGACCTTACAGAAAGTTTGTCAAATGCATCAAGCAGTGAAGCTGCAAGCCAAGCAGTTACAAGCGCAGCGGCATCTGGTTTATCAGCAACTCAAATTGCAACGGCTGTTAACAGTGCATTGAGTGGCGGGGCAATTAGCTCTGAGATGGCTAGTGCAGCATCAGCGGCATTAGAGGGCATAACAAGTAAGGGCGATGTATCTGACGCTGGTGTCTTGAGTGCTTCTGGCGATCTTGCTACTGACACTGGCTCTGATGGCACTACCGTTACAACAGTTACTCAACCCCCCGGACTGTTGACTGGTAGCAATATTACAACTGGTGCAGGGGTTTCTGGGTCAGCTGGCGGGGATTCAAGGCTTTCCTTTGATGATTTTAATGTTTCTACTGGCGGCGTCACTGGCGGTGGATTAACAGCAAATGGTGTAACTGTAAATGGCACGACCACCACGACCACGCCAACGGTCATAACTACGCCGACCACTACCACTACAACCACAACAGCTGGCACAGAAGGCGCAGGGACTAGTGCTGGCGCTGGCGGCGGTGGGGCCGGCGCAGGTGCAGGAACTGGTGCAGGAACTGGTGCAGGTAGTGCAGGTGGTACAGGCGCAGGTGGCGGTGTTGGTGCAGGGGGTACAGGTGGCGGTGCAACAGGCGGCGGTGCTGGTGAAGGAACAGTATCTACGGGTGGTCAGGGCGGCGGTACAGGCGCTGGAACAGGAACAGGCAGCGGCGATGGGACTGGTGACGGTGATGGTGACGGTCTAGGAAAGGCCGGAATGTTAACTGGATTTGCACCACTGCCAACTATTGGCGAGCAATCTTTCGAGCCGCTAACTCAACGCTCTATTCGTATTCAAGCGCCAGAAATGTTGCCGGATATTGTTGGGCAACAAGATGCCGTAGCGCAGTTAATAAGAGCTATATCAACGCCTTATGGTACAAAGCCATCTGGTCAACAGCTAAATGGTTTGTTTGACAGAATCTTACAAGATCAAGAGAAGATCGCATGACATATTTAAACTTGGTCAACAACGTATTGCGGCGTCTTAGAGAAGACGAGGTAAGTAACGTATCGGAAAGCACATATAGCGCAATGGTTGGCGACTATGTAAACGATGCGAAGAACCTGATCGAAACCGCATGGGATTGGTCTGCATTACGCACCATGCTGACGATTACGACCGCCGCCGATGACTACACCTACTCGCTTACGGGCAGTGGTAATGAGGGTAAGGTATTTAGGATTATCAACGATACTTCTAATGCCGAAATGGAATATCAGACTCAGGCATGGTTTGACAACGAGTTCTTTGTTAATACCCCTGTATCTGGCTCA